GATACTTGTCCGTAAAAGGAACAATAGCTGTCGCAGCAGTAACTTCAGTAAAGCTCTCAGTTGTATAATTCAGGTGGTATTTATAAGATAATGAATCAGGAACAGAGCCGAGATAGATATAACCGCCATAGATGCAGAAGTCGATCGGGATTGACTTATCTACGTCATTGACATCTGTAAACAACCTATCGCCATACTTCTCGTCATACGCTAACTTGCTAATCTTATTTAAAGGCTGTGAAAATCCAGATGCGTTATCAACGATGGTAATACTTCCAATCAAATGTCCAAAATCTGTAGGAAGCGCAATCTTGTATTGACCAATTACAGTTATGTCAGCGACAAAAGCCTCTGTCTTATACAGCTCAGACTTCATCTGAATACGAATATCAGCTATAATGTCCGTTGTAGCTTCATAAATCTCAGCGTCTTTATCCGTTCTCTTAAAGACCCTAACTACATAATCTTTAAATTGGCTTCCTGTCATTTTACACCCATCATTTTATTTACATCATTAATTTTCTGTTCTATAAACAATGAGTATTCATCTCGTGCAAATCTTCTTGCCATTTCTACGCATTGTTTTGCCATATCAATTTTTCCAATACTTATAAATCCAATAGCTCTCTGCAACCACAAGAAACTTGAGTCTTGATTTGCCACTAATCCATCATTGGATAAATTCATTACTCCAAAAACATCATTTAACTCAGTGCATCTATTCACTCTAAATATCCATGCCTGATCGTTCTTTGGATAGTAGAAACAATGATGCTTGAGGTAATCATCAATGTTGTAATACATCGGCATAAATGTTTGTAATTTTACTGAATATATAATAAAGAACAAAAGCCAAGCATTTCCATTAACCAAACCTAATAAGTTTGATAAAAACAACATCAACCCAATATTAGGCAAATACATATATCGTTCTGCTAGTGGCACTGTCAGCGTTACAAGATTTCCGAAAACAGCAATTGTTATCAACCACCACATCAATCCAAAGAACAGAGAGCTATAAAAACAATATCCAAACAATATAACAGCTATAATAAACAACCCTGCAAAAGCACGAACATCAAACTTATAAGCATCTTCTGTATCTGCATTAATCAATCCAAATCTCTTAAACTGCTCTGGGTACATCGTTGGAACATAAGGAAAAACTCCTCGCATGAAATAAAAAGCTATCGTCTTTAAGAATAAAACAATCTTACGATCATCCCACTTAATAAAAGCCTTTACCTTGCATGTTTCCTTTTTAGACTTAATCCATTCTGTTAAATGTTTATTTCCGAATATAAACAACAACGGAATCATTAAAATATAAAACCCACTGCCAGCCAAAAGCATAACAAAAGGAAAACTAACAGCACTAACCTGAAACATCGCAGTCAACAGCCAAAATACTACTCCCCACGACCCAATAGAAAAGGCAATCAAGCACAATATCGCATTTACCGCATATCTTTTACCATTAAGCCATAAACTAACTTGGTTATTTCCAACATTAACAGCGAATAGTAACGACGCTGCCAAATTATCGAATATTCCATATATCAAACAGCAAACAATCGTATGAAGTCCGAGCGTAAGACAATGATCTAAAAATATGCTCTTAACAGGGAACTCTCCATTAAAGGCAAATCTAATAGACGAAAGTATGTGCCTACGATAATATTCTGCATTATGTTCTAACCTTTTCCTGTTAGCTATATCGTCAACAACTATTCCATATTTCAAAGAGCGATAAAACATTAGCAAACATACAGCTATTACAATCAAGTAATTCATGTCTTTAACCAATAAAGGTTAATATTTTTAATAGGGAGGGGGATATTGCACCCCCTCCGTATTAATTAGAGCTTACTTACCAATTACAATAAGATCAACTTTTGCATTACCCCAACCAGTAGCAACCGTACCATCTTGCTCAAACGCAGCGACCGTAACAACAAGACCGCTGAATGATGTCTGAACAAAAGAAAACGTTGCACTTAAACCGCTTGAGATACTTCCAACAACTGCTGTAATTTCACTAATTCCGTTATTCGCATAGCTCAACGTCAACGCATCAGACGTGGTCGTAATAGCAATTGCCGGAAGTGCAAGCAATTTATATTCACCAGCGAATTCCGTAACCTTAGTTCCGGGGTTTGTAATAGCTGCCATCTTAATTCTCCTTTGTTTTAAAAAGTCCGGCAGGTACTTACCGCTTCGCAGATTTCTCTGCCGGATTATTATTAACTAACTTACGCAGTTGCAGACGTATCAACCGTAACGACACCATAGTTCTTGACGGTTGCTTCAGATGCTCCAAACGCCATTTTCTGCACACCACCAATAATACCAGTCGAGATACCGACCTTGTTCTTGTAGTCAAACGTTTCCTCTACCATCTCGAAGGAATCCTTCGTGAAAGCAGCACCAACAGCCTGACGACCGCACAACAGCGAGCGGTACACATTAATGGCATTAGGAGCATAAGTCGTATTCCCAGAAGAGAACACAACAGACGAACCATTACCAGTCAACATAGGAACATACTCATGCTCGAATAAGATAACACCATCCCAAACGCCCAATGCGCCTGTGAAGATCGGGTTATTCTCACCACGAACTTGAGCTTCACGCTGTGCTTGCGCCCAAACGCTAGACGAAGCGTTCTTCAAGTCCCATGCCTGTTTAGGGTGAATAAACATAACATAGAAATCCTGACCCTTAATGCGGAGAGGACGAACACACGGACTCGCAAGTTTAGCAACCATCTTAGCTTTGCTAATCAGACCAGTAGTAAGAACATCACCAGCGGCAATGCCATCAAGACCAGCAGTGGCATCAGCATTGATATAGCGATAAGTATAGTCAACACCAGTGTTACCAGCTTCAGTAGCCGACGGGATAGCATTAGGACTATTAGACCACTGAGAGCGTCCAGAATATATAGTTCCTGTTTCATCAGTCAACGTAGTAGCAGAAACGCCACCGAGCTTCATGAAAATCTGGCGTTCCAGAAATTCCTGCGCCCAAATAGACAACTTCTCTTTCGCATCTTTGAACATATCATAACAAGCCTTTTGACTATCAAGACGACCCGTCAAACGGACAGCGTTACGAATCTGGTCAATAGCAATCTGATCGTAAAAAGAGGAAATCGACTCTTCATTACCTTCAAGCTCACTATCTCCAGAAATACCAGAACCAGTCAACTTAGCAGTCAACGGAACTGTAATCGTATCGCCAGATTCCTTTTTCAAATCAGAAAAAGTCTGAACGATATTGTTATCTCCATCACCCATCAAACCATTCTGTGTGAAGTACATTCCGTCGATGACATCGGCGAAAAGCTCCTTTTTCCACATTTCTCTGCGATTAGCATCAATGCTTACCGTATTTGCCATAAAAATTCTCCAATTAATTTATCGAAGCTGAAACTATTCAGCCATCAATCTTTTTTTAGTTTCTGGTTTTAACTTTCTCCATTGATCTGGAGATAATCTTGCACCTTGTTCTGGTGTTAATTCAGCCTCGCTGACAATTCGTTTTCCACTTGCGCCACTTACTGACGCACTACTTACTTTCTTGTTAGAGTTTTCAAGCACTCTATTAGCTTTCTCTTTTGACGCAGGGTCAACGCTACTTACTACCGCACTGAATTTCGGACTAATCCGAGCAATATTTACAATTCTCTCAACCAACATATTTTCATCAACACCATCGTTGAGGAATGAATCGTCAATCAACTTCTGATATGTACCTGAACTATCTTCCTTAATAACGTCTTTAGCTAGATTCGCAATCTCGTTAAACTTATCGTACTTTGCGCTTCCTATTTTCCCTGCGAACATTGACTTTGTTGCAACCTTGTTACGGATCACTTCTGCATTGTCAAGTTCGTTAGGCTTCTTTTCTTCAGCAACCTGCTCATCAATCGCTGCCTGTAACGCTTCAACTGTCAAAGAGTCTGGATTCTTGAGAAGTTCTTTAATCTTCTCGACCTTCTTATTCGACGAACCACCATCAACCGCAACCTTCAACTGCTCTTTAAGCGCATCAACTTCCTTCTGCGCTTCCTGTCTTTTGTGCTTATCTGTTTTCCACTTCCAGTAAAGAGCCTTCTCGTTCTTTCCAAACCTATCTACTAACTTCTCATCAACTTCAGCTTGTTCAAATGTAGGATTCTCTACATCTTCTTTTTTCTCTTTAGGAGCATCTTCTACTTTTACTTCTTCCTTCTTTTCCTCAACAACATCAGACTTCTTAAACATCCCGTGCTTATCAGCTAGGGCTTTCTCTTGAGGAGTAAAATCACTAATATCAACGTCTTTTTCTACGCTACCGACAACTTCTGCTTCTTCAATGACAATTCCTTCTTCAACTTTTTCGTCTGGCATACAACTTCTCCTTGTTTGTTCTGACTTTCATCAGATTTTCTAACGAAATTCGCTAGAGTGTTAATTAACGTATATATACTGCATTGTTCGTCGAGATTGAATCGTTTTATCGTCCAATCGCAATTATCCGAATATTCTTTTGTCATTTCATCTCACTATTAGCACCAGCAGGTTTAGGCTGTGCTTGTACCGCCTGTTGCTGTGCCATTAACTGATTTAAAATAGACTTTTTATCTGACTCAGGTATCAACGATAATCCAATAAGTGTTTGCGGAGGTATCGGAACGCCCTGCTGTGCTAGTTCTTTAATATCATTAAAGTTCGACATTCTAATCGTTTCTGCAAAAGCACCCTCACCAACAGAAACATCGTATTTAACAAGGTCTTTATTATTCAACACAGACTTAATAACCATATCTGCCGTGTCAGTATCTACCTTAGTAACCAACTTGCCAGTTTCATCCATAATAGGCTGACCGATAGCGTTTTGCGGATACTCAAGCATTGTTTCACGCTCTAAATCCGTTACCTCATTATCATACCCATTCTGTAACTTGCTCAACCCACGATCAAGAATGATATTTATAGGAACGTTGAAATTATCATAAATAAACGCACTTCCAAGAATCTTCTTGGCAGTTTCAAGCGTGAATATATCAGCCAGTTGAGATAGAATAAATTTACCAACCATCTTTTTCGTATTGGCAAAATTATCTAACATCTCCTGTATCATTGCAAGCCCTTGACGCTGTTTTAGAAGGATAGCACGACCAGATTGTGATTGGGATGAATTGGCTAA